GTCAGCCGCGTACAAGTATGCAGCCTTTCAAGCCTTTAGCATCCCCACAGAATCAGACAATGATGCAGATGCCCATACTCATTCTGTTTCTGCATCTCGCCCTGCGCCACAGATTGACGCTGGAATGATGGCAGACCACATTGCAGCCATTGATGCCAGCGCAAACAAAGAAGAACTGCAAGCCGCTTACAAAGCCGCCTATGACGCTTGCAATGGCGACCAAACATGGATTGCCAAGGTCATCAAAGCAAAGGCAGACCGCATCGCAAAAGCAAAGGAAAAAGCATGAGAAAAAAGAAAGAAATCGGTCTTGAGGAAATAACCCTCAAAGACTTTATCGCTATCTTTGCCATGCAAGCACTGTTGTCTGATTCTGATTGGCGCTCTGATATGGATTTTAATGATACGGCAGTTGCCGCTTTCACAATGGCTAACGAAATGATGGAGGCACGAAATGGAAACTGAAATTATCCAAGGGTCTAGTGAATGGTTTTACCAACGTTTGGGAAAAGTCACCGCCAGCAGGGTGGCAGATGTAATCGCCAAGACAAAAACGGGTTACAGCACCAGCCGCGACAACTACATGGCCCAGCTTGTGGTGGAACGCCTGACCTTTACCAAACAAGAGTCATACACGAATGCCGCCATGCAATGGGGCACAGAACAAGAACCATTTGCACGGGCAGCTTATGAGGCCGCACAAGGCGTTATGGTTGAGGAAGTGGGGTTTGTGCGTCATCCAACAATTGAGTGGGCTGGTGCGTCCCCTGATGGGCTTGTGGGGGACAATGGATTGGTGGAGATCAAATGCCCAAATACGTCCACCATGATTGAAACGCTGCTATCCCAAAAAGTGCCTAGCAAATACATCACCCAGATGCAATTTCAAATGGCTTGCACAGGGCGCAAATGGACTGACTATGTTTCATTTGACCCCAGAATGCCAGCCAAGGCGCAAATGTTTGTCAAACGGGTTGACCGTGATGACAAATACATCGCAGAGATTGAAGCAGAGATTGTCAAATTTCTTGCCGAAGTTAAATCCCAAGTTCAACAACTCAACGCAATCATTGAAAGCAAATAATGTCTAAAGTCAAAAAAGAAATTACCGCCATCGTGGGCCAGTACACCAACAAAGAGGGCCAGCAAAAGAACCGTTATCAGCGCATTGGGTCAATCATTGAAACCCGCAATGGCGAAATGCTCAAACTGGACGTTATCCCTTTGAAGGAAAACGGCTGGGACGGGTGGGCATATTTGAATGACCCCAAGCCCTACGAACCCAAGGGCTTGCCAGCAGATAACGATGACGATCTGGCGTTCTAACCATGTTTGATTTCATATTCCCGCGAGTGCGTAAATCTGACCCGCTGACCTCGTTTGTGGCAGCGGATTCAGCCAAAGAATTGGCTAAAAAGCACGGTTCAATCATTGTTCAATGCCTTGTCCAGCACGGGCCATTGGGCAAGGATGGAATTGCTACCCACACGGGTCTGGATGGCAATCAAGTGGCACGGCGTTTAAAAGAACTTGAAACGCTGGGCTGGATTGAGTTAACAGGCAAAACAGTTGCATCTAAATCAAAGCGCCAGGAAAGGGAATGGCGCACAACTTTAGTGAGGGTTTGACATGAATGAAGAAGATGAAGCATTTGAGGATTTAGCAAAACGACAAGGGGATTGGGGTATGCAGGGGTCACGCAAGCACCAGATCATGCGGTACGCTGAAAATGTTGAACCAAAGGAGAATATGAATAAACCAATTACATCCAAAAAATTTGCATCAGACCTGTGGGGCGTAATTCAAATGGCGATTGAAGAAGCAGTCTTGGCAGAGCGTGAGGCGTGTGCAAAGGTGGCAGATGGATGGCCCGACTACGATGTACAGGGATTGGCGGAAGCCATAAGAGCAAGGGGAGAACAAGCATGACAAGCTATTGCGTGTACTGCAAACGCCCTGTTTTTACCATATTGACCAAGTGTAGGAGTTGCGGAAAATGACTGACAAAGAAGTAATGAAAGAGGGCTACTACTGTGTGATATGCGGCAGGTTTCTACCAGCAGATGAACATGGTGTCATCGTGCATGATGACATTGAGCACCCACAAGAGATTGATTTTGGAGATGAGGAGAAACCACAATGATTTTTAAGTCTCAAACCATGCGTCAAATCATGGCAACCATGATGGAGGTAGAAGATAAGTGGCAACACAGCAAGTGGGTAGACAAAAGCGAACTGATAAACCCGGATGCACCTGTTGTCATTCAAGTTGGTGATTATGGATATGAGGTTCAAAGCATTGGAGGTGACGGTGACATTGATGGATTCGTCATCATGTGCAAAGAAGAACCCGTGTGCAAGTGGGAAGACATGGAGTTCATCAAGTTATGAGCATAGAAGCAATGAAGCTGGCGCTTTTTGCATTGGACATTGTGAAAATACATTACACACAAAACCGCCACATAAATGAAGCCATCGCCGCACTCAAAGAACGATTGGCACAGCCAGAGCAAGAGCGCAACTTTTGCTCACGATGCGGCAAGCGCACCAAAGACTTGACCCACATTCACACTTGCACACCACCAAAGGATTGACATGATGGGTTTGTTTTTGGTCTTGTGCCTAGGCGCTGCCGTTGTGGTGGCAGTCGCCTGGGTATTCGTTCAGATACTGCTATGGATGGAGGAATAGCGCCCGTTCATCTTGGCGGCGTTTAACCAGCCCTGGCAGGACTTTGCCGCCGCCCTTGGTGTACTTTAGAAATTCATCCGCAGCACCCGCCTTGTCGCCTCTAAGAACCTTCTGGCGTAGCGTTGAACGCTGGGTTGTTCCCAGGCCGCAGTTAAAAGAAAAACTAACAAGGCTATCAAACATCCCTTGGCTGAGATCGACAGGAAATAAAGTGTGTACTCCACGTTCAAACCTTGTGAGATCGTTTCTGAGAATGGCATTTACTTCTTCTGCTGAAAACCTGCGATTATCTTCTGGGCGTAGCTGATAACCATCTCTTTGATCAACAGGCATCTTGCCTTGATCTGGGTAAAGTACATGACCAACTCCAATCGTCCAAAGTTTTGCTGGGCAACGGTAAGGCTTAAACCTCACCCCTTCATGGTGTTTGACCATCTCAACAGCTTCAAGGCTGATGTTCATTTTTTGAACGCTTGACCGCCAAACCAAAAACTGACAATGCAAGCCCAGATGATTTGTGTTTCATCATCCCACAAGTGGTTTAGCGCCACATCAAAAGCCACATCGGTATGCCAAGCATAGTAAAAACCAAAGATTTCAACAAACATAAACATCACAAACATCCCGTAAGTAATGACCGAACGGGTTGCCGCCCTCATGTTGATCACCCAGGTTGATGCACCTTGGCCCAGCGCCACATCATGGGCGTACAGGGCTTGGCGTTCTTGCATGGCGGTCTGGGCATTGGTGACTTCTGCGTTGATTTGTATCTGCTCAGTCTGAATGTGTTCGATGCGCTCTTGCGCTTCTAGGCCAGCTTTTTTTAGGGTCAGTTCCCGTTCTGTCTGCATTGCCGCCAGCGCCAGTTCATGTTTCTTGTCGGCACGGTCTTGAATAAATTCAAGAATTTTGGGCAGACCGCCCATCAGAAAACTGACTAGGGATGAAAACAGGGTTAGCATTTTTTAACCTTTTAAATCAAAACTTAGATTTGCATGGCGGGGGTACTGCACAACACGCTCACCCTCGGGGCATTTGTATTTGATGGTTGCCAACAAAGTTGCCTTGCCTTCAGCAATTTTTTCTTTTTTCACCATTGTGAGTTGATAGGTAAAGGTGTCAATCTCTGGCCCTGCTGGGCCGCTGAATCGGCTTGCCGTGGTGGTAGCCTCATGCACCATACCCGCCGCATCCCGAATGCTTGGCGTAAAACTTTCAACAGAGCAGTCATCCCGCTTTTTGATTCGTGCAACAGTAACGTTAATGGGTTGCCCAGCCTCTGCCACAATTTTAAAATGCTCTGGTGACCATTCAAGAATGGCCCGATCAAACCAGCCAAACTTGTCGGCTAACGTGTAACTGCCACCCAGTGCGGCAACGCTTGCGGCAACAGCGCCAATGGCTTTGGTTAAGTCAATCATGCTTTTCCCAAATTAATTTGATTTGCCAATCCAATGGGACACATAGCCCATTGCACTAGATATGGCAGACACCAGCGCCATGCCAGCCCAGAACCCGCCTCGACCCTGATTGGCAAGGGCCACTAGTTGTTCTAGCTGGCCCTCCATCTTGGTCATCTTCTTGTCCATGTCATCAAATCGGCGCTCGTAATCCTCGACCTTTTGCCAAAGTACGCCATATTTAACAAGGTCAATGTCTGCCATCACTTGTTCAAATCTTCAAGTTTGTTTTTGCCTGTTTGCTTGCCAAGGGCAGATGCTTTTTCCATTTCTTTTTCCATTTTTTTTACGGCTTTAGCTTCTGCTTTAGCGGCTTTTGCTGTTTGAACTTTTGTGCCAATTTCACGACCGACATATGCACCAGCACCTATTGCCAACGGGCTACCTTCACCTAACACGCCACCAATTGCAGCACCCGCAGAAGCCCCCGCACCAGGCAAGCCTTTTTCTAACAAACTAACGCGCCTTGTTTGTTGTCCAGCGCCTTCATATTTCAACGGCGGCGTAAATTGACCAACCAAATTTAATTTCACATATTTTTGCACTTCATTTGGTGGGAATGTTTCTAAAATCTTTTCACCAACAACTGAAGTCATTGTTTTGTTAACAGAATTAGAATTCCATTCGCCAACTTTGTCAGCGCCAGCTTTGTAAACTTCACGGGCTAATGCCCCATCCATTTCTGCAACAGCGCCAGCGGCAGCTTGACGCAACTCAGGGGGTACTGGCGGCAATCCCTCTGGCGCACCTCTGACCCGACCATTAGCCAATTCATTAAAAGTATCACGAATGTGTCGCCATTCATCTTTTCGCAAATTGTTTAATGATGACAACATTTTTTCGGGGGCAACTTTTGATGTGACATTACCATTTGCATCCACTTCGCCAAACAAACGCTTGAATCCAGTTGAACCCAAAATAGTTTTTTCAACTTGATGTATTTTGTCCCCAAGTTTATACATTGCAGGGTCAGCAACCGCCGCAATGTCTTTATCAATTGCTTGATTAATTGTTCTGATTGATTCTGCTTTTTCGGGTGTCCAAACTCTTGGGCTATTAAAAATTTTACGCACTCTGTCATAAGCGGCAACAGACCCAGGTGCTGCAATTTCGCCATTAGGTAATTTGAAACCAGCAGTTTTTGCTTCATTAATTAAATCTTTAGCCGCTTCTAAAAGTTGTGATGTTCCAGCAGCTTTAAATGTTGCAATTTCTTGAGGGTTTACAAATAACTCATCAACGTTACTTGTATTAATTTTGTTATTCCCTGCATTTTTAAAAGCAGAGTTATAGGTCTCTTGTTTAACTTGATTTAAATATCCCGTCAAACTTGATGATGTTAAATCATCAGGTGATTTTCCATATGCCACATCATTGACAAAATTGCCACGTTGTTCATCATTTGTAAAAGAACGGCTTGCGCCAGTAGCGTTTACACGTTCTTCAGCAAATTTAGAAAGACCCACTTGCTCGTTGGCAATTTGTTCTTTTAGCTTTAATCCCAATGGAGAAGGTTCAGCCATGTTTGCCAAACCATGCTCATTGCGTAATAGATTGTCGTTTCCCGTGACCACCCCAGGCCGTGGCTTGAGTCCAGGCAAAACATCTTGAAAAAGTTGTGACCGTAATTGTTGTTCAACAACAGGCACATCTTTAGGAATTTTTGTAAGTTTTATTTGTGGAAAGGTTGCGCCAACTCCAGCGCCACGGACAGTTTCCTCGCCTGTAATTTTTCCCAAATATGGGTTGTTTTGCACAGCGGCTGCGCCAGCACTACCTACTGGGGCTTGCTTGGCCTCAAACTGGGCTTGCGCTTGTTCTTTGGTTAGCTGTCCAGGCTTAACAATTTGCAACTCGGCAGCGGCTTGCTTGATTGGTGTGGTAACAGCTTGTACCGTTTTTTTAACAACAGGGGCAACTTCTTTAATTGCTTGCGGCACAGCAACAGACCCAATGACCACCATGTTTTTAATGTCTTGTTCGGGTATGCCTGTCTTTTCAGAAATCTGTTTGGGAGTCATGCCCAACTGTTCAGCCATTTTTTTGACTTGCTCAACAATTGGCTCAGTAACACCGCCCAATGGCTTTTGATATGTTTCTTTACCAGTAAGGCCAAAGAATTTGCCCACGGGCTTGTCAATGCTTGCAGCGGCTGCTTGCCCTGTTTGTTCTGCTCGTTCGGGGCTTTGTGCTGTCCTTGCCAATCCTTGTACAAACGCACCATACGTTGCAGGGACAACCCCATAAAGGGTGTCAATAGCGCCAGCCACACGCTCGGGCATATCGCGCTTGGTTTCTAACGCACCTTTTAAGAACTTGCCAACCAATTGGCGAACGCCCCCAGGTTCAGTAAATTGTGCCGCTGTTTGTGCAATGGCTTGCCGTGCGCCACTTGTGGGCGGTTGTTCAATCGTGGCAGCGGGGGCGGCTTGTGGGGCGACAGGGGCGGCTTTTGCCGCAACGGGTGCGGTGGCAGTCTTACCAGACAAAAAGGCTTCTAGCGGGTCACCAGAGGCGGCAATTGGTGCGGATGGTTGTGCCGCAGGTTGCGCGGTGGGTTGTGCCTTACTTGCTGGCGCACGGGATATTTCCCTAGTCAATCCAGCAATGTCGGCTTCCAACCGCAGTTTTTGTTTTGGGTCAGTTGCTTTTGTCAGCGCCGCCTGTGCTTTGCTTAATTCAGATTGCAAGATAGACAGCGAATCTTTATCCCTCTGGGCCTGTACATCAGACGCAACTCGGGTTGATTCGGCTGGCTTTTTTGGCGGTTCTGCCACCGCTTGACCACCAAAGAATTGTTCTAAAACGTCATTCATTTACTAACCCCAGTTTCCGACAGTCTCTTGATGTTTTGATATTTTTTCAAAAAATCATTAAATTGTGCGGGATTTGGGAAAAGGCGATTTAACTCTGCTTTTTGTTTTGCGGGGTCAGTTATGTCCCGCGTGATGTTTATAGCTTCAAAAATCTTGCTGTCAGCATTAGCGTTCCATGCTTGCTGATAAGCCTTCATGTTGTTGTCGCCAAATTTTTGGGAAAACTGTTGTGCGCCTGTGGCTTGCATATCCAGATTGGTTTGATCAGCTTGCACCCTACGGGCAATTTTTATAAGCACTTCTGGCGGCACTTTAATTGTGCCGTTAGCCACCGCTTGCATATCCAATCCAGCAACAGTATTGCCAGCACCACCCATTGCCGTGGCATTAGATAACGCAAGGTTTGCCAAGTCTTTGGCAAGCATATCGTATTCACTGCTTTTCATTGCAGACAAAACTTTTTGCTCTAATCGACCCATCACGCCACCGCCTGGAAAAAGTAAATTTTCCCCAATGCCAGATGCCGTCTGGATAACTTCTTCCACGTTTCTGCGCCCTTGAGTCAATTTGCCTTGGGCTTCCACTAATCTATTTCTGTATTCTTGACCAGCCAATTGATCTTTTTGCTCGGTTGGTTCGGCAATGTAAGGTTGATCTGCCCTGCGAACAGGGAAGGGCAAACGCATACCTGGGGCAACTTCAGCGCCAGCAGTAGGCAACCCGCCAGCACTTGGCCCACCAGTTGGGACGTTGGCTTGCAAACCGCCAGCCATGCCAATGGTTGATGTGGGTGGTGCAATACCAACTCCAGGCGTGGTGGTGACTGTCTTGCCTTCTGCTGTTGTTGAAATGGTTGGCGCAAATGTGGTTTGTTGCTGCGTAGGTGTCATGATGGCCTGACTTGCTTTGATCAGCGCATCAGTAACACCTGGGCCTTTTTGCATTTGCGAAAACATAGGCACATAGGCTTTTTCAACCAAGTTTTTCATTTCTTGATCGTTGGGATTTGTGGCAAGAAAATTTTGCAATTCTCTATTTACAACTGCGGGGTCATCTACACCAAAACGACCAGCCGCCCCTAAAAAGGATGAAATCAACGCCTTTTTATCTTGGGTTAAATTTTGCTTTGCTCTTAATCCCTCAGTTTGCGCCGTGCCCAAAGTTGTGATTTTTTGGACGTAATCAGGGCCAGTTAAAGGCGCAATCTTTGGAACTGCGGCGTTGATTTTGTCAATGTCAATGCGCCCATCAGTTTGGAAATTGTTGGGGTCTGCAAAAAATGTTTGTAGATTTCGGCGCTCAATGTCGCCTTGTTCAACAACGCCTAATTGAATCTGACCAGTTCTGGCGGCTTGTTGTTGTTGCTGTAAAGCCAGCGGGTTAATTTGTTCGGCTTGCTGATAGGCTTGCGCCCCCCTTGCAATGCCCAGCATATCGGAAAGGGACGTTTGCTGTGGCGGCTTAATGTTTAAGCCAATTGGTGGAACGTCAAAAGTTGCCATTTTTTATCCTACAACAAACTGGCTAAACCCTGCATCGTTATAACCTGTGGGCAAGTTCATCATTCCAGCAGTCCCCCCCTGTGGGCGCAATAGTGCCCCCAAAGTTGCGGCATTGCCAATGCCTTGATAACCCCCTGCCATAGCGTTTGCAGCGCCAATTTGACCAGCGCCAAGGGCAGATGCACCCCCAATGCCCAGTTGCCCAATATTGGCAGCAGTGCCTGTGCCAAGGTTTGCGGTCTGCCCCGTGGCGGTTTGCCCAATGCCAGCAATACCTGCCAATCGGTTGTAAACGTTTCCAAGGCCAGTTTGCTGTTGGTTAAACTTTTGCGCTTCTTGCGTCATGTAATTTTGCAAGGCGTTTTGGTAGGCATTGCTTGCGTAATCCTCGGCAAACTTAATTCCGCCTCGCTCAACGTTAGACCCGCCTCCGCCAACGTTTAAGGCTTGACGGGTTGCGCCTAAACCTTGACCCTTCATAAACTCATAGTTTGGGGCAAGATTTGTTTTTAGATCGGCGGCAGTAAATGGCCTGTACCCTGCTGGCAATTCTGTCAATTGCGGCAACATTTGCCCAATTCTGGTAAGCGCACCAGTTCCAGCAACGCGATATGGTTCTTGTTGCTTGTTCAGAATGTCAAACATTTCCCGTTGTACACGGGCGGCATCCTGAGTGGCTGCATATTGTTGACCAGCGGCAGATGTTGCAGCACCCGCTTGCTGTTGAGAACCCATGTACCCTAATAACGCTGCACCGCCGATGGCCCATGCTAATGGCATGATGTTTCCTTTCGAATCAAAACTTCGTCAACCTTGGCTGCATCAGTTTCATCTGTTGCATGGATGCAAAACCATTCACAATCTTCAAGTGCCTCAATTGTGTGGTGAATGCCTGATTTTATTTCTAAACAGGCTGGCGCGGTGTATTCTTTTTGGCCTTCGTCTGTCCGCACAATTACCCGCCCTTTGGCAAGAATACTTAAATGACTGTAATTGTGGGCATGAGTGCCAGCCACAAACCCCGCTGGGATACGCATCCGCTTGGCATATAGGCCATCAGAAAAGTGATGTTCAACGCCTAAATCAGCCTCAAACTTGCCTTGGTGGGCAACAAACAAATCAGCATTGTTCAAAACGTACCCCCTTTGACCCCATTCAAGGCCGTGAAATCGGTAAACTTACCCGCCGCAGGGGTTGTCAGTCCAATGGTGGAACTGTTGATTATGCTGTTGGTAATGGTCACGTTGGTGATCGACCCACCCGTGATGTTGGTGTTTTGTACGTTTAGCGTAATGATGTTGGGATTCATCAACCATTGCATCCAAGGAATGCTGGGCCGTCCCGTAGTCGGGTCAAGAAATGACGAATACGGGATATTGATATTGCTGTTGGGGATTGCGGTTGCCATCAGTTGTCCCCAGCAGACATTTTGAGTTCAGCAGACACAATGACCACCTTCACAGGGTCACTAATCGCCACTTCAAAAATTCTATCCCGTGCCCAGCCCAGCCGCCGCCAAAGGGCGCGATTGACATAGTTGCCGATCTTTCCCATGCTGACCCAATGCTCATTTGACCAAGTGCTACCGCCATCATTTGACCAACGCAACATGGCTTGGGGGTCTTGTCCTTGACCAGTATTTAAGCCAACCCCTGGCTGAAACTGAATCTGGAAAGAATCAAAATATTGGCGCTGGAGGTCTTGGGTCAGGTGAATGGCTCGGCGCAGTCTGCGGATTGTGTTGCCGTTGTCTGTATATACAGCGTTATCTAAGCTGTAAATCTTGCCGTTTTCAAAGTCACCAACAAGATTTTTATTGCCAAAAAATGCCGCACAGTTTGATCTATGGCGCTTGTAAACCCCTAAATCAGAATCCCAAGATAACCATTTGTGCCAGCTTTTTGTGGTTAAGTCATAAACCCAAGTAAGGCCATATTCCCCAACGCTGGGGAAGGTGACCACATACATTTCATGGCCTTCAATCTGGTAAGTGTAGGCAATAGCATCATCAGTCACAGAATCTACCAAAGACTGTTCAACAGCGTGGGTGCTGATTCTGACCCAGGTGTAACCCTGCATCATTTCAATGGTTGCCGAACCCCTTGTGTCTTTTGCTACACAAGCAAATGTTTCACCCAATCGGGAAAGGGAAAACTTGGCATCAATACCTGATTGGCTTGAAGTCCCTGGCACACGCTGGAATGGGAAACTGGTAATCCCTGCGATTACGTTGCCCACATCTGTCCAGACCTCGGTGGTGATTTCACCAATCAAATACACCTGTCGCTGGTTAACAATTAGCGTCACCAACAGGTCAGATGCCCCATCAGCCGTGCCGTACAGGTCTTGGGTGGATAGACTAGACCCAAGGTCAGTACAAGCCCAGTTCTGTGTTCCTGGCTCGTTGTAAATGTTGTAGTTGTCAACCACATCAACCACAGATGCGCCCTGCCAAGGGCCGTCTGATGGGGGTAAGGCGGTAAATGTATTGGTCGCCACAACCCATGTATACCGATTAGGGCCATCCACAATATAGGCGGTCAAGCCATTGGTTGTGTCAATGTTGTCGGATATGGAAACTTGCCCTGCGCTGGTTGTTAGAGTCCCGATTTGCGTGGCAACAAATGCTGTGGTGACCTGATAAACAGCACTTCCTGCCACCGCAATTAGGATGGTTTCGCCTGACATGGTGTGCAAGCCCCGCACCTCTGCCGCCGCAAGTTGTACTTCCTCAGTCAGTCCAGGCGTGGGGTATAGCGCCACAATGCCCCTGTCCCCAGGTTGCTTAGATGTGTCAATCTCAGCAAAGAAATTGATACATTCTTGGTCACCTTGGTAGATAGATGGCGCAACGTAGGATGTGCCGACAAAGCCAAAATCAGGCATTGGTTTTCCTTCTGATCAAGGATTTAACGGTTGATTTGTTGGCATTCATTTTTTCGGCAATCAAACTCATGGTGATGCCATTGTTACGCATAGACATGATTTCATCAATCTGTGTATTGGTAAAAACAGACCGATGGTGATCTTCACCTGTTTTGTGTTTGACCCTGCCTTTTTCATGCATATCAAGATTGTTTTCACGCAAGTTCGCCACACGCAAATGCGCTGGATTGCAACAAACACGGTTGTCGCAAAGGTGCATTAAAAACCCTCGGGCTTTTTTGTTGGTGGGCGCTCTTAATTCAATCATGCCTGGGTTTGCCAAGTTGAAGATAACCCGATGGGCATAGTAACCTTTGTCGCCAATCCAAGTGCGACCATAGCCGCTTTTTTCGATTGTTCCAATCCAAGGCCAACATTCATCAGGGTTTTTAACATCAACTTTTTTCCATAAGACTTCTGGTGTGTTTTGTAACCTTCCAGGTTTTTCACCAATTGTCCCAGCGGCAATTCTTGCTTTACGGTCTGCATACTCTTTACGGTGATCTCTTGCCATATCAGAATTCCTTTCAGAAAACCTGATATTAACACACTTCCGTAAATCATCTGAAGCCGCCGTCCATAATAAAGCCAGCATCCCTAGCCCTGCCAACCATCAGACTGTCAGGGTATCGGGAAATCTGGGCTGGGCGCATATTGGTGCGCTTAACCGTGGCTTTGCCTTGCCCTGCATAGGCGTTGATCATGCCGATCTGCACCTGATTGACTTTGCCAAACATAGGCAGCAAACGTTCAGCCAAGCACCACCGCAACGCCATGTTGTAGCCTTGGGGCAGTTGGATGGTGTCGTTCAGCGTTGCGAATTCTCTGAAGATTGTCTGGGTGAACAAGTGCAATTCACCCTGGGACGGGTTGGGGTACACATAAATTGTGCCCAGCAGTTCAGAGGGTTGATAGTAGATCGCCTTTGCCCAAGGGCCATTTAATTGCTTGATGCCGATGGATTCATATTCTTCAAGGCTAAGAATCGACAAGGGATAGTCAAGATAACCCCCCGCAATGTTTGTCCCGCCTTGCTGAGTCGCCACCCGCACAAAGCCTGATTCAATTGACAATGGGCGCTCGTAGTAGGCCGTGATTGGAAAAGGAATAATAGTCCCTGTCATAGCAACGCTGCCAACGGTTTGGGAAACCGACACGGTATAGGTTCCGACCCCGCCAAGACCACTAACAAACGCTGTAATCGTAGTGCCAACGGTGACACCGCTTCCAGCAATTACAGAACCAACGCCCAAATAACCAGCAGAAATGGCGCTGACAGTTAAAGTTGTGCCGCTAATAGACCCCGTGAAAGCTGGCGTGGGCGTGGTATTACTGCTGGATAAGGTATATGTCCCGCCCTCGTTTACATTGCCCCCTGCGCCCGTTGTGAAGCCCACAATCCTTGTTCCTGATGTGATGCCTGTGCCTGATAGCGTCAGACCGATATTTATGCCACCAGCGGTCACCCCATTAGCTGGGACGGTCAAAGTTGTGCCAACAATCGACCCTGTAAATGTCGCCCCCATCTGACCACCTGGGCCAATGGTGTATTGCACTTGGTTTTGCGTGGTCTGGAAAATAATCTCTGATCGATAGAAAACCATCATGTTTTCATTCGACCATTGGGCGATCATGTCGTTAAGCATATCCAAGCCATCTTGCGCCTCATCTGCCGTTGGCACTTCACCAGCGGCAACAGCGCCAATGTCCTTCATGGCTCGGGTGATGATGTCAATCGGCTGGGTCATAAATTATCCTTATGCGGCAATATTTGCCATTGCTTTCCATGTGCCTGGAGTTCCAGCGGTAATACACATCCACCCAGCATTACCACCAGCAGTTGCATCTTCTCTCCAAACAACATCGCCACGTTTAAAAGCATAAGTTGAAAAAAGTGACCCAGTATCACCAGGGTATACGTTATCCCAAACTACGCTGTGCCCACGTTCTTGCGTAGCAAAATAAGCGGCATTGCCATAGTAAGTGTCAAGAATTTTCCCAGCATAGGAATATGTGGTGTTGAAGTCTTTTCGCGCTTCAATGCCTTGAGTTTCATAACTGATTTGGCCTGGAGAACCACCAATTCGGTTTGTTCTATACCAAACCTGTTGTGTGCCTTGATTTATGTATGGTGATGACTGAAACATAACCGGATTATCAATGGTTGCATCAATAAGCGATTTATTGTTTACATCAATCAAATAACCAGTACCGCCACCCGCACGAATATATGACCCACCAAAAATTTTAACGGTGTACGTTGTTTGATTTATTTTGACAAGAGAAGTCCATGCGGTTTCAGATGTGCGGCAACCAATAATATTCAAGCCCTTCATATCAGGACAATTTTGGTAAATATGTATTGTTTGATCTTCAAAATACACACCAGTGAAATTTAATACTTCTAATGTCGCTGAGGTTGTTCCACCTGTATTCCCAATGTGAACGCCATAGCTGACGTTGCTTGCAATTTCACCGCCCCAAAAGTTAATAACTTCACAGCTTGCGCCAGGAAGATAAACACCTATGCCACAATGAATAAAACGACAGGAATAAAAATCTAACGAATTTCCCACATTGTCTATTACGATACCAATCGTATTAGCGTTATCTGGCCCCCATGCACCACAATGACGAAAAATATTTGAAAAACAATTGTTATCTAAGTGCCAATGGTTTGATACTCTGTAAGTGCCAGGGTTTACGCTATCATCAGTTGTAACGTTATCCCACGTTTGAAAGTGATTATCGTTGTCAATAAAAATGCCGTTGGTATATGAGCCTGTACGGAATTGCAAATGCAATCCAGATACTGCCAAACCAGAACAACCAGTAGAAATCAACAAACCATTGGTAAGTGTTTGCCCAGTATCAAATCGCAAATTAGTTGCTTCTCCACGATTTGCACCTACGCCAGTTATTTGGCGCACTGTGCCAGGAACTGTTAGCGTAGATATTTTATAAGTTCCAGCAGGAAAATAAATTGATTTAGCACCGCTGTCTAAAGCGGCTTGAACTGGAACGGTTACATTCTCAGCATATGTATTTGCCAAAACATCAGCAATCTGCACTGGTGTCATATAGTCAAATACATTAACGGGCGCACCCGTTATCATTGAGTAAGAGACTTTTGTTAATGGCATAACAATTCCTTTATTAATTTGCCCAAGGCAAACTGCGTGTGATAACGGGAGGATTGGCTAATTTAGAAAGTATCTCATCTAATTCAGCCTCGGTGCTAGTGATACCTTCTGCGCCCAATGCCTTTTGCACCCAGCCCAATACCGTGTCAGAGGTTAATCCTTCATATTCAATGAAATTTTCATTTTCATCATAGGGCATCATTAGCGTGTTGTTAATACTTGCAGTATTTACGCCATCTGTTGCGCTTACAGAAAAGCCAACGCTACAAACCACATTGCTTTTGCCTTCATGTATAGGCAAGCATTGCAGATGCATAATTGTCCATGTGTATGTGTTTAACATAAAAATTCCTTATCGTTGACCAAAAACGGTAAATCTAAATGTGGTTGTTCCAGTTGCAATTGATGATGCTTTGATTCGATAGTATCCAGTCGATGGATTTCTACCAATAGTGTATGTTCTTGCATCACCAGCAATAATTACAGTCGCATCAGCACTAGATGTTCCTACTGTTGCGCCAGAAATGTTTGTGGCGCGTACATTTAAATTCCCGCCGTCAAAAGACATACCTAGCAAAAACATTGCATCACAACCATCAACAGAAAATAACGAAACACAAAGCGCCCGTCCCGCATCTAAAGTTGATACATCAACAAATGCAGTAGATAAATCTGTAAAGGTTACCGATGTATATGGAAGATACCCAGTAGTATTTCCAAACCCGCCATTTGCAACAGGCAAAGTACCTGATACATCTGCTGTTAAAGATACGGCACTAAACGTTGGTGCGCCAGAGGCATTGCCATGCAAAACTTGGGTGGAAGTACCAGCCGCAGTTGTCGCCATTGCTGTGGTGGTAGACCCATAAACAATGCCGTATTGGGTCAAATTGCTGGCTTGTCCAGTACCACCATTGCCAACAGGCAAAGTGCCGCTGACATGGGTTGTAAGGCCAATCTTGCCCCAGCTTGGCGCAACTCCAACGCCCCCCGAAATAAGCGCATTACCCGTGGCAACATCTGGCAATTTAGCCAATGTTGTAGTGGTATCTGCATAAATTAGATCACCAACGGCATAAGATGTTTGCCCCGTACCGCCAGCCGTAGCTGGGACAACTTTCCACCCAATAACTTGAACCGCACTAGCATTGTCTTTATAAAACAGCTTGCCATCAGTAATGTTGATCGCCAATTCACCAGTGGCAAGATTAGCCGCTAACGGCACATTCGTTGCTGTACTAGAAGAATACAGTTGGATGGGGGTAAAACCTGTTTGTGCCATTGTTTATTTAATTAAAAGAAACTTCAATCATGGATGTAGTGGGCGGCGCAGTTGAAAACACTAAATTTGCCCCAGACAGGGAATAAGTGTTTTTTTGCTGATATACGCCATTGACATAAACATTGGTGGTGTTTTCGTTTGTTGGCGTAGACCCCAGGCCAAATGTTGTTTGCGACCCCGTTCCAGTTGATGTGTAAATTATTGGGGTCACCACCTCTGAACCACCAGCGGCCCCAATCCCCCAAATATTGTCGTAAGTCCCAAGAAGAATATCTGTGCTTGTATTTAAAACAAATTTGTATGCTGATGTGCTTAAAAGGAATACTTCACCCCCTGGCACTCTGCCAGCAGAATCCAAAATGATTGGATTGGCGTGAGCAATGTTCCCCGCCGATGTTGTGTAGCTTGTTTTAGGGGTAGTTGTTCCCGCCGCATAGGTGTAGAGTTTCCCGCCCGATAACACAGTGCCATCGTTATTAAAAAACTGCCACCCAGCGCCGCCAATTGGTGATAAAAAGACTGCCATATTGATTCCTCAAATGCTCGGTGTAAATACTTGGGGCAACCAGGGGGCGACAACAACCCGTTGAGTTACCGCAGCTTGCGCGTCTAATCGGGCCTCGACCTGTGCGCCAATGTCGGCGGTTACCCAGCCAATAACAATATCCTCGGTCACATCAGCAAATGGAACGGTAAGCACAGGCTCGGCAAACTTCCACCAGCCCTCGGTTTCTACTCCATTTTTAGCGCAGAAATACCGTGCGCCTGTGATCAGATCGCCATCGGCTTGGATTTCCAAGATTTTCCACATCAGAATGTGCCCCCTGTGACCCCGCCCGTAGCGGTTAAAACGCCCGTGGATGGATTAAATTTGAGTTTAGTGGATGATACCTTGATTGGCAAATTTCCTGTGGTTGTAGTCACCCAAGATAAATACATCTCTGCCGCTGTGCTGGTGTCATCAGTTATTGCCACATTCGTTGCGTTTGTTGCGGTTCCCGCTGTCGTTGCCGACCCCGCCGAACCATCAATGTTTACGCCCGTCAAAGATTGTGCGCTGCTTGATCGATTTAGCGCAATGGCAGTTGTGCCAACGTACAGGCTTGAATTACCCAATACACCGCTTGGAATCGTGCCCGACAACTGACCCGCTGGGAGACTTGTTAGGCTTGCCCCTGACCCGCTAAACGCTGTGGCAGTCAACAATCCCGTGCTGGGGTTAAAGTTGTACTTTGTGGAACTTACCAGCGTGGTAACTAAATTGCCCGTGGTTTGGTCTGCAAACAAGGGATAACGCACCGCATTGGTGGTGGTGTCATCTGTGACCGTGGCATAGGCAACGGGGGTTGTCCATGTGGGGGCGCTTGCGCCATTAGAGGTTAAAACTTGCCCCGCTGAACCAGTTGCACCCGACACAGCCAAAGTGCTGCTGAAATCAATAGTTGTGAATTTGCCTGTTGATGCTGTGGTTGCACC